ATGCAACTCTTAATTGAATAATAGAATAGAAATCTTCGATATTTTCTAATCAAAGTGGAAATTCATATTCATCTTCTCCAGCTGTTATATTTCTGAATCTTACTGATGTACTTGATAATCAAGAAGCATATTCTAAAAGATATTTCTGAAAGATATGAAATCATTTATTAAACCATCTTGTAAGTACTTTATTATTAGTCTGTGAAGCTCATCTTATTTCACCAGTTCTCCATTGATTAATTCTTTCTGCTATAGTAACCATTGGTATGTGGTATGGAATAAAAACATTTATTACTATAAGCTGGTTTTACCCAGCCTATAGTGTATAAATATATTAAGACATAGCCTTCTGCCATTCGTAATCTGTAGAAGCTCTTGAGTTCAATCTTACGATGAAGAATGGATTCAAAACTTCACATCCGAAGTAAGCTTTCCATCAAATTGTAGCTATTTGATTCAATGGATCAGCAATACCAGCAGAACCAAATGGTTTGTAGTATGTTTGAAGAGAACTTAAAGAAGAAATTCCATAAGCACCTTTTCTTAAAGCATAAGCAGGATACAAATTGAATTCATTTTGTTCACCTTCATTCATAGGAATTGGTTTAATATTAGCAGAAAGATAGATATCGAAATTTTCAATAGATGTTACATAACCATCTTGAATTCCTTTGAAGTTATCGTAGATAACTTTATTAATCCAAGTGTTAGTAGCAGAATCTTTACAGAAATCTCTGAAGTTATTAGGATGCATTACAACCTTGAATCTTTCGTTAGTTACTCCTTGAGAAGTCAAGTAAGTAATAGCGTTTAGAACAAGATCAAATGACATAGTATCAGCAGTTGTTAGAGCTGAAGGATCTGCTCTATCACCAGCGTTGATTTCAGGAATATTTGTATCTGAATTTAATTTAGATTGAACGTATTCATCTATGATTCTTTTTGCATTGTGTGATAATTCAACTCCTTGTCTAGCTATAATATCCAATAATGTTTCCATATCTAATACATCTGTGATCTTTGTATAATCTCCTAATAATTTAGGTTCAGCTGTATAAGTAGTAACAACATTATCATGTCCATCAGGAATAACTCCTTCAGTTAATTCTGCTTCAGAAAGAGGAGTTTTCATAGGATTTAATCTAGGCCAAGTTACTGATTTATAACCTCTCTGAGAAATTGGTTCTTCTCAAAGTTGCATAAAGATAGTAGATGGTTCTCCGTTTTCAAGGAAAGATTTTCTAAGAAGAGTTTCTAAGAAATCTGTTTGAGTAAAAACGTTAGTGTTTCCAGGAGTGTTTACATTAGTAGTAACATTTTGTCTATATGTACTACCCATTGTATTAGTTGCGTAAACTGTATTAGGCATTTGTAAATAGAATTAAAGATAAATAAATTATCCTAATCCTAACTGTCCCATATTTTTTTTCAAGTAATCAAGATAAGCTTTTCCGTCCATCTTTTCTACTGAATCTTCTTTATACGTTTCAGTAGGATTAGTTCCGAGGACACTTTTACTACCTAATTGTTGATTATTATCTTCTGTTTTAGCTTCTGTACGAACTTCTTTTTTAACAACTCAATTCATACCTTTATAAAGTGCTACCATTTCGTCTACATCAAGATCAGCATATCTATCAGCAAACTCATCGAAGTTTCCTTCATAACCTTCTGATTTTAAGCTCCTAGTAAAGAAGTTTTTCTTAGTTGCTACATGAGAAGATTTTAACTGCTCAATTTGGGATTGAAGATCATTAATTTGTCCTTCATACTTCTCTTTTAAGCTAGCTCTAAGTTTAGCATATCAGGACTCTTTTTTCTCTTCCATGTCCTCTTGATTCTCAATATCAGTCATCGCTGTATTGGTAATAGAATAAAACCTAGTATTCTACAAACTAGAATTATGGATTAACGAGTCACAACTGCTCATAAGGTTTTTTATGAAGCTACCTCTTCGCTTTTATTGACTTCTTCTACAGCTTTTTCGACATCATCTTCTTGTGAGATCTCTTTAACTATAGATTCGAAAGTTTTAAGTCCGTTATTAAATGCTCATAGAATTTCATAGATTGTGTATCCATGACTTTTAACTGCTGAGTAATTCTCAGCTTGAGCTGTTATCTGCTTCTTTGTCTCCTCATAAATCTCATCAATCATTTTCTGAAGTAACTGAAAGGCTTCATTGTTCTGAAGACTTATTAGAAGCTTTTTTTGTTCAGGAGTTAATTCATCCATCGTTATCTATTTCTCTAAATAAAGCACATTTATCATTTTCTTTGATTCGTTTCAGTGGTTTTCAGAAACTCGTCTCTAAATGATACATGATTTGTTGAATTAGGACCTCTCTGTCCTTTTCATTATAATTTTTTCCGAGATAATTAATATCCTTTTTTGTGATTTCTTTAATAGATAGATGTTTTTCCTTGAGATATTCTCTGATTTTATTATTAAAATATTCTTTTGCAACTCTTATTTTCTGGAATTTAACTACATCGGAATCATCTACAACGTGTCTTTCCCTGATAGGGGTAAACATCTCGTTGATCTCTATTAATTCCTTCCACATTAGAAAAAATGTTCAGATAAATAATCTTTCAATTTTTCGATCATTTTCATATCAGCATTATGTTTAACTAACCATTCCTCTCCTTTTAAATATACATTAGATCACCGTCCTTTATTGTTAAGATATTTTCTTATATCATCTGGTAATTCATAGTTACATGGATGAGATCTTAATGATTTTGTCTTAATAAATGAACTTTTTTGATAAACTTTGTTTCTAACTTTCCCTATCACGTTCATTTTTCTTTCAACTTTCTCGATCTCTTTATCGAGTTGTTCTTCAGGGATATCCTCTACAATTTCGTTTGTAGTTTGAATCTCTTTAACCATTTCTGGTTCCTTTTTATCAGCTTTTTTAGCCATTAGTATATATTAGAATTTAAAAACTATATAGATTGCATTCAACCAACTTGTAATAATTGCTGTTCTTTTTGAGCTTCTGTTAATGGATTCTCAACTTTTGGTTGTTGTGGTCTAGGTTGATTATTCATCATATCCATAGATTGTTGATCTTGTCATGGAAATCATCACATCATCTGTGGTTGTTGTGGTTGTTGTGCTTGTTGCATCTGTGGTTGTGGATTCAACTTCTGAGCAGCAATATATTTAAGTGCTTCTATAGCTTTTTCTTTAGCATCTGTATCTTTTGCTTTATTATAATACCATAATCTCATTTGAAGATTACATTCAACTGGAATATAGATGTTTTGATTCTCGTTTAATACTAATAAATCTTGTTTACATTGATACTCTTCTATATCCAAATCATTTACTCAATCTATTTCATTTTCATCTAATCAACTGAAGTAATTTATAGATTTTCTGATATTTCTAAGGAGGAATGCTGGTGTATTTGGATCATTTACTAACATATTATACTGTTCTGTATATGCTTTTTTCTTCTCCTCCCAATCTATTTGTCTTAATATAGAGTCTTCTATAACTATATTGAAATTTCATCTAATTTTCTTAGGTGTTAATTTCATATAAGTTCAACTTATACCATTCGATGAATTTCTAAGTACCTTTTCCGATGAATCGGTCCACCAATATAAAATAAACTCTCTATAAAGTATAGCAAAATCCTTACTTCAGTAAGCTATAATGCTATTTTGAAGTGTTGTCATCATATTAGCATTAATTTTCTGTATTTTACTCTGAGTTGCTGTATTAGGATTAGAATTATCACTTAAACCAAGTCATTGAGACGAAGCATTAGCAAATGATTCAGCCATAGCTTTATTCTTAACCATTGTAAGTGAGTTGTAAATATCACTTGATACCTGTGTTTGTGGTAATTCATATATCATAGAGTTGATTGGTTTAGTGAGATCTCTCATTTTAACTGGAAACCATCTATTTTTAATACTCTGGTTCTTAAGTGAATTATAATTTTTCATAAAGATCTCTTCATCAATGAAGATATTTCATCATGTAGCTTCTCTAGTAACCTTGATTTTATATAGATTCAAAAGTAATTGCTCAGTTCTATGCGAATCTTCTATAATATCTACAAGTGATTCTCACCATCGATCTGCAGAATTATAAGCAAATCCTGTAACTGCAATAGGAATTCTCTTTCCTTTAGTCTCTGGAATATCTCTAATATCGATTATTACTCATCAAATCATATAAACTAAGTAATATAGACCATCAATTTTTGTGTAATGATAATGAATCGTTACCATACCTGTGTCTTGATTATAGAAATCTC